CTGTGGTTGCTGTTGTCGTTAGATCAGCAATAGCTGCAGGTTGAGACGCAGCAGTTGTGCCGAAGAACCCAATCGTGTCGCCGTTGATCTCAAGTTGAGTCGTCAGCGTGCCAGCAGTTTGAACCTGCAGCCTCAGGCGGCCATCTTCGGTGGTGTCACTTGCATCAGCAATGCTGCCTTCTACAGCGGCATAGTCGATCTCTGCAGGAGTGGCGTTGTCATTCTTGCCGCGATAAAACACCGTTCCCAGCAAATCATCATCCTGGCCAGCGCCAGATGCACCACGACGGTGATACAGCGTGATGTCACCACCAGACGCGGCATCATCAGCCGTGCATTCAGAGTTGATCGCTGTGCCCGTCAGGCTGGTCGTCAGATGCAGCGGATAGATCGGCGTGGTTTCACCGATGCCGACATACTGGCCAAGCAACCTGATTCGGCTTGCGATGGTGCCTGCATCAGATGACATCAGGTCAAGGATGCCAGTCTCTGAGATGTCAGTCGGGTCGCTGATCTGCGCAAGAATCTGCGCATAGGCGTGCGTATTGCCGCCGTCGTCTTCACCGCGAAACTCGATGTTGCCCAGGTTATCGTTTGCAGCAGGTGATGCCGAGTTGCGATACAGCACCACATCAGGCGCAGTATCTAAACCTGCGTCAGTGTTCTCGATAATGACCTGATCGGTCGTGTCGGTACTGAAGAGGTGAAGCTGTGCTGCAGCCGTGCCAGTACCAAGCTGAAAACCAGCAGTGGTGAATTTGCCCGTGAAGACTGAGTTATTGCTGAATGCCACCTCATTGGCAGCAGTACGATAAATTCCAGACGTGCCAGCATCACTCAGAAAGCCGACAGCAGGTGCGCCGACAGTACCGTCAGGCAAAGTGCGAAACAGCGTGCCAAACGTGATCGACTTGTTTTTATCGACGTTGGCAGCCTCCGAAACATCAACAACAGGCAACAGATCGCCCGTTGCAGGTGATGTCAGCGCCGACAGGTCTGTGATTTTGCGATCAGCCATCAGTTTTCAGCCTTGGTTGAAGTGTAAAACGATCAGCAAGCCATTAACACACAAGGGACGCAGTAGCTACCATCGTCGTAGGTGCAAGTGACGTGAGTTGAAGTGACCTTTGCGATGGTCTTACTGCGGATGATGTCATCGTCTTGCGGTTTAGCGGTGCCATCACCAGCGGACATCAGCAGATCACCGCGTTGCACGGTGACGCCTTCAGCAATACGGATGATGAAGTCACCCGTCATCGCGCAGTAAAAGTCGTTGGTGTAAGTTTCATCTTCATTGTCCCAACCTTGAAAAATACCGGCCACGTTTGGGTCGCCCTCAACATCACTTATTTTCATGCGGTTAAGCTGCTCGTTATTTTCTGTGCCTGCCTCGCGCCCAAGTTCTTTTATGTCCCCGACACTTACACCCTCTGGAAGCTCATCCTCTTCAGTGTAATAAATTGCTTCCTTAGCCTCGTAAGTCCATTCACACATTTCGTCGAGATTGCTTAATACAGAGCCACGCAAAATTTCTATGCGTTCCGCACCACCCGCAAGCTGTGACCAACGACTTAGGTGAGCGCCATTGTAGGAAACAGTGCTACCGCTAACTGATATGTCTCCTTCTGCAGTGCCATTTTGGTAAAAACCAACCAAGCCTCCATCGTCTGTAAACCTGTTAATGAAAACAGGGTTAGCCGCGTCCCTTGAAAAAATTGCATAACCATCGCTTCGAGGACCAAGACTGAAGCCTTGGAAAGAACTTACAGAACCAATGCCAGCCGTTTTATTGGTTAAAATTCCGTCACTCGTAATCCTTATCCGCTCCGTCGGGCTGCTAGCTCCGTCGGCAGTAGTGGAGAACACTAGGCGGCCTGGATAGTCTCCAGATCCTGTTGTTCCATCTACATCACATCGAATAGATGCAAATTGACCTGCTGCATTATCAGTAAAGTTGATGGTTGCAATATCCGCGCCAGAGGAAAGACTTGTTGCTGCTTGGCCATATCCAAAGGAGACATAAGCACCTTGTGTATTAAGTGAGTTGCCTAGCGAAACAAGTTTGCTGTACTGAGATAAAGACCCTGTAAGCGCAGAAGACGTGCCAACTAACAACCTGCCGGAGCTGTCGATGCGGGCGCGTTCAGATCCTGCAGTTTCAACCGCAAACGTATCTGCAGCAGGGAAACGAATTGCTGTATCAGTGTCGCCAGAATGAATAATCTGATCAGTGATAGTTACATCGCCGCCGATGCTGACAGAATCATTTCCTGCATCAACAAAGAATAGATTCGATTCAGTGTCACCTTCAATCCGAAAATCAACATCCTCGCCGCCATCATTAAAGACAACTTCAGACGTGCCAAACTCAACGCGCTCAACACCATTCGTCGCAACACCTAGCTGATTCGCGGCAGGCCGGAAGAATCCAGTATCCAGATCGGCGGCAAACGCCAAGCCAGGAGCAGCAGCAGTGCCGTCCTCCATCAGCATCGTGCCGTCTAGCTCTTGGATGATCACCCAATCATCATTCGCTGCATTACGCAGCTTCAACTGCCCAGCAGTAGTGTCAGCCCACCACTGAAATGCATAAGTCGTGGCAGGCTCAACTGCGTTGCTGTTGTTGGTGACGATCGCCGCCAACGCATTATTCAGGTCAGCTCTGACAGCCGCGCCAGAAGCGTTAGCAATAACGTAATCGTGGGTGGCCATGCTTAGGTCTGCTCAGTGCCGTAGCCAACCGCTTGATACTGGAAATTACGGTCGATCGCAGTGTTACTGCTGTCGTAGAACGTAATCGTGAATCCAGTTCTAGAGGCTGATGTCACTTCATAGTAATCCCCTGAAGCAAGATTGGAAGCAGTGATGCCGAGGCTCGGTTCCTGATAGAAACCGTTTGCAAACGTGACGACCTTTGCCGCAGCACCTGATGCGATCGTTGCACTGCTCTCGGTGCGTGACTCAAGCTGCATCGTGTAGCCAAGCTCATCGACAAGCGGCGTCTGGTCAACGTGTGCAGCGCTTAGCTCAGCCTTGAACTGGAACTGCCTGCCGGTATAGCGGCCAGACTCCATCGGCGTCCAAACTCCAAAGTCGATGTCGGATTCCATTTGAATCTTGTCTGTTCCATCCTCCAACAGGAAGAAACTGCCATCTTCAAGCAGCAATTCCTCGTCGGTCGTTGCTTGATCGCTTGTGCGGAAATAGATGTCAGTGCTGGTGTCGTCGGGGATGTCGCCGTCAAAGTCTGACCAACGATCAATAAACTCTTCCCGATCATCAATCGTCTCTGCCGGATACAGGCCGCGAGTCGTCAGCTTGCGCGTAAAGACAACACTGAAGACACCGCCAAGATCCAAGACGTTGTTGAAGTAGTACCGGCCAGACGCCAAACGTGTGCCAATGAAATCAAACGTACCAAGGGCATCTAGATCGACGACATCATCAAAGGTTGCATTCCCATCAAGCACCAAGCCGTCATATTCCGCATCGTAGAAAACATCAACTTTGTCACCTTGAAACGGCGGTAAATCCTGATCTTCACGGCGAACTTGGATGTTCAGCCTTGGGATTGGATTCGGCAGATCAATGACCGCACTGGCAGCCTCAAAACTGCGTTGGCCATTTTCATCTTGGAACTTGATCAGATACTCGCCTTCAATCAAAGGCAGCATCGCAAAATTCGTCTGCGCTTTAATCTCACGCAGCAAAGTGCTGTTTGGCCACTCACCAGTGCCGTCGGTTTGTGGCGCATGACGGATGATTGCTAAGAAGTTATTGGCATTCAATCCAGTTGGCGGAATCCTCCAACGCAAAATCGCCTGATCACTATCGATCGCTTGAATCGTTACATCGGCAGGAATAGGCGGCCTGACAACACCATTAGGATCATTCGGATCAATATCAGGGCTGGGAACGGTGCCAGTTGCCGTCACCCATGCAGACTTACGGTTGACCGGCGGCGCACCAACAGATCGAACCTGGAAAGTAAGCTGCCTGCCTTGATCTAAACCATCAATATCGAAGCTTGTGTTGGTCGTTTGAGCGGTGATGTAATTACCATTGCCGATCTTGTAGCGGATCTCAAAACCAAAAGTCGCACCATCTAATCCACGACTCCAAGATGCAATCATCCTGTTAGTGATCGTTTGACCGATCGTGATCTCACGACCTTCAAGCGTCAGGCTGACAGGCTTGGCAGGTGGGTCATTGAATAGCGTGACATCATCAAACTCAAGCGGCGAGCCAGAGTCTGCCGTTGCATAAATGCTGTCATTGTGTTCAACGCCAGTGATCGTATATTGACCATCGCCGTTGTCAGAAACAGACAAGCAACGGAATTTTTGCTCTTCAACACTGCTGGAGCTGATCGACCAAATCGATTGTGCAAGCGGAGCAGAGCTAAACGCCGATGTAGTGATAACAGCGCCGGAAACGCTGCTGATTGACTTGGTTTCAATGCTTCCGTCGGCCAGCGTGCAAGTCAGCTGATGGCCACTACCTGCAGGCAATGAAATCGTCTGATCAACTGTGATTGCTGTTGTTGTTGCACTGCTGACGCGACCAGCAAGACGCACTCCTTGGCGCATCTCATCCGATACCGCAAACACCTGACCAGGCAGCACCACCGCACCTTGCAGGCCAGTCGTAAAGGTGACGACTTCACCGTCAATTTCTTCTGATGCCAGCATCCACCGGCCAAGACGCTGCGCTTGAAACTTAGAAGTTGCGCCAAACGCAACGATCTCTTTGATCTGATAGCCATATTTTGAGATCAGGCTGGCATCTTCTACAACGACAAAGTTCGACTTGTAGAAATTGTCTGGGTCGTTGTAACGAACGCGGATGCTGGTGCTGCGCGTCTTCAGTGATGTACCCGAATAGTTGAACGCACCATCGATAACGTTGCTGTTGCTATACAGATGAACCGGCGAAATATCAGTCCCATTCAGGTTGCCGTGATCTGCAGTTGCTTGAATCGTGTTGGCCTGCCAGTACAGCATCCCGCGAAACACACTGGCGAGATCCTGCAAGACGCTGAATGCTTCGGCCTGTGAGCCGATCACCGTGTTACAAGCAAAGCGAGCTTCAACGCTGCCATCGCCGTTGGTGACAAGCTGGTTGGCGTATTGAGCAAGCGGATAAAGATCAACCCAACTTACGTTTGCAGCTTGCACAAAATCACCAGCGCCATAACGCGGATTGGTGAGCATGTCGTACCAACAGCAAACCGGGCAGGTCGTCCAAGCCGATTTCAGGCTGCCATTGAACGTGCCAACAAAGCTCAGGCTTCCATCACTGCGGACACTTGCATTCGACGGGATCTGCACAATCCTGCCGCGCAGCTTATATGCACGAGTTGGCAGGCTGTTGAATTGCCGCGTTGATAAAGAAAGGCCGGTGAGCGCAGCGTATGGATAAGCCGTGCGAACATCTTGAATTTCAACAAGGCTTGTCCAAAAGATTCGATTGCCCCTGCCACCCTGAAGCGGAGTGTTTTGAGGTATATCCTTAAAGTTTGCATATTTGACTTCAAAAAAGTTTTCTCCAAGGTTTACCTTGACGACTTTGATTGTCCAAGGACCGTTGCCAAACAAGGCAATGTTAGGCGTTTGAAACTGATAGTCATTCGTCGCGATGCCAGTAATAGTGCGATCGTATTTTGTAACAAAGCCAGTTCCTTGGGCTTGAACATATACAAGCACCCTGATACTGCCATTGAAAAGCTGTCCTTTAGCAAGCCCTTCTTGTGCTGTTGAGAATAATCTTGGGATAGAAAATAAAATGCTAAATGAATCAGCTTGCAGGTCTGTAATCTGCCGAGTCAGACTGCCATCTCCGTAATAACGAGCAGTAACTTCATTGTTTGCATTTAGTTCCTCGCTGTAGTTCTCGCCAATTTCAGTATTTACATCGGTAATTGTCGATGCTGTCGCTCCAGCCTGCGGCAAGAAACTTTGTGTTCTTCCACCATTACGGAAGTCATAGGAAACATCTTGCGACGGAAAGTTGCGATTGTCCCCGCGTATTGGCGTCTCGTCTAGATAAACGCCTCGCTCACCGCCGACGATGCCAGCGATTGGGCCTTCGCACAGCAGGTCAACGATCTTGATAACAGAAGTGGAATTGAGTGCCATTGTTTAGATCAGGCCAAAACCGAAAGCGTTTGCAAACAACCGATTGCCACTAGCGCAGCGGAAATCGACAAGTGTTACTTCGAAATAAACGTCTTGCAAATTGCTTACTTCACTGTGCTCAAGTCGGTGAATCCACCGATAAGGTTGACCGCTGAGCAGCAGACCTTGAATTGTTGCTTGCGATGATCCACCAACTACGGTCGGCGCACCATTGATAACCAGCAGCAGCTCAATCCGGTACGTAATATATCCATCAACAAGTGTTGATCCAACACCACTCACATAGTCATAAAGGCCATAAGGTAACTCAAACAAGATGTCGGCTTTTTGCCGGTACGCTCCATATTCTCCAGTAGAACCTAAGTTTCGCTTTGCTCCGTCTTGCAGCGGAAACGTGTAATTCACAACTTTCACGCGACGGCCAGGGCTTGTGTAGAACTTTTTGTTTGTTCGCGCAGCTTCAACGCCAGAAACGGTCGTGATTCCGTAAGTCAGTTTTTCGCCGCCAAGCAAGACAGTTTGCGGGCCAGGCTCTTTAATCGCTGTTTTTAGTGGATCAGAATCGTCTGCAACTTGCACCCTCGCAGAAAGCAAATGGCTTCCAGCCAACACTTCACCATAAACGACGGGAATGGTTGCACCAACGCCGACAGTGTTTGCGGCACCTGTGTAGATATACGATTGCCGACCATTAGAGCCACGCACAACAGACTGCGGGCCATCAGTGCTTGTAGCCTCCGCACTACTCACACGATTCGGACCTTGAAATCCACCAACATTTGGGACCGTCGGTTGTGGTGACAGCATCTGCGCGACGCCGCCAAGAACCAAGCTGGTGCCGATTGCGCCGATAGCTGTTGATGCTGCAGCACCCAGAGTGAATGTTCCAGCTGTCAGGCCAGCACCCAAACCAAGAAAACCAGCACCTGCGCCTGCAGTCAAAACCGCAAAGGCAACCAAACCAACACCAGCCAACACTTGGCCAACACCACCGCCACCACTACCTGTAACGACAGGCGTCAAAATCAAATCATGGCTGCCTAGCGGTAGCTGTAGATCCTCATATCCCAGATCAACATCAGCCTGAATCAACCGATAACCAACGCCATGCTCATGCGCGTGAATCAGCTCTTCCTGCAACTCAGGTGAGTTAATGCACAGCAGTTTGATTGCATCTGCAGGCGTCCGCAGATTCTCGTAGGTGTGCTCGGCGCCGTACCGCTCACCCAGATCACCCAGCAGTCGGACGACCTGCTGCATAGCGGAACAC